GTTCAATTGATGTCATATTTGGCATATGTAGCTCAATTTTTCAATTATTGGCGTGGTGGCATCATATACGATATAGAATTCGTAGCCACCCGTTATCATTCTGGAAGATTGTTAGTTTCATATCAACCAAATTATTCAGTTCCCACATATTCAGCAGCATCATCATCTAATCCCAACGTGATTCTTGATATTCAACAAACATCTAAAATATCTTTTATGGTTCCATTTACGTCTCCGACAGCAATGAAAACAACCCGTAACAACGCTTCAGATGAATTTGAAACAGGATTTGTGCGTATATTTGTTCAGAACAGATTATGTGCAGCGTCTAATGTTCCTTCTGATATAGAAATAAACGTTTATGTCAGAGCAGCAGAAGATTTCCAGTTTTATGTTCCTAGAGCACCAACTTTTAATTTTCAGGTTCCCCCAACTCCTACACGAAATGCTATTCCTTCTATTTCAGGAATTGAATTACAAAGTAATCTAACAAAGGATGAGGGTTCTTCGACTGTAGCTCAGTTATGCTTAGGATCAGGAATTTCGCCACCTGAGCAAAGGTTTGGAGAATCTTATTCGATGCTAGATTTAATACGTAGATTTACATTCTTGTATAAAAGTCAATTACCAGTTAGTGTAGCAGAAAACCCGTTTCAAGTTGATCCAGGAAATTCACGATTTCATGTTCATCCCCGTTTAACACCAGGTTCACCATTTGCTAAGACTATGACGATATCAGATAATTCTTATCTTTCACAAATAGGAAGAATCTTTTCGATATGGTCTGGCTCCATTAGGTATAAATTTGTTAATCCTCGTTCACGAAATACAGAATCAGCATTGGCAATAACCCATTATCCAGATTGGGATTTTATTCCAAATGGTACCGCTTCAATACATACAGCAGGGTATGGTCTTACTTTAACTACTTTAGCTCAAGATAACACATTGGAAGTGGAAGTTCCTTACTATTCACCTTTCAATTTTCTTTTAACAACATTGTTACCAGATGATCTTGATGCTGATGGTTTTAGATATGATTCTATGCCCTTAGAAAATGGCGTTTTATTACAAACAGTTTTTGGTACTGTACCTGATGAAGCAGAAGGCAACGTAACACAATATGTGTTTATAGCTGCTGGTGATGATTTCAGGTATGGATATCTCCGACCCCCTAGCATTACACAGGCAAATAATGCTATCTATTCTCTTGATAAAGTTTTACCCTAGGATCTTATCTCTATAGACGGTTAATGAAAGTGGCAGCCCCACGGAAATTAACTTGGAAGAGGTTGGCGTAACGACCCAGCTTCGATTGATAAGAGAATCTCAAAACTTTTAGCCGCGCAGGCAATGGAGGGCTCTCCTAGTGTTTCAACTCGAAATAGTAGCTATTGG